TCTGGGAATCTGTCGTCAATCTGTTCTCTTAACTGGATTGCGCACTTAGATAAACGAGGTTTCATTATTGATTGCGTGTATCAACGGCGACATTTTCAGCAGCCTCTTTTGTAGTCATTTCGCGTTCAATTTCTTCACCAGTCTGAACATTAACTATTTTGATTTTAGGCATTAGTTCACTCCGTAAAGTATGGCTGTTCCGCCTGAAAACGTACCAGCACCAGTTTTGATTTGAATTGACGAAATGGCAGAAGTTGAGTTATACATTGTTGTTAATGTTGAACCACCGTAAGCGTTGATTGTGTCACTATAGATATTTGAATTACTGCAAATTTGTTTAATAGTTGAAGTATTTGCATAGTCATTAAAATCAATGATAATGGTGTTGTTGTTATCTGTTGCTTTTGCATTTGTGTAATTAAGATAAACAATGGTTCCAGCAGCTTGTCGAACTAAAGCAGGAACTGCTGTGCCATCATAGTTTGTGCCGTAGAAATTGTAATTACCAGCGGTATCGGTGTTAACTTGTAGTCCAAAATATGTCGCTGTTGATGGGTACACATCTCTTATAATTAATCTTAAATCCTTGTAAGTTGCTGGAATTGATGTCAAGCTGACCGTTCCTGTGCTCATGGCTGTTGATGAAATTTGAGTCATGCCGCCGCCACCTACTGCAACCCAAGCTGAGCCAGAGTAAGTCATTACTGCATCTGTATCCTTTAGATAACAGACATTGCCCTCTTGTGGGCTAGTTACAGCTGCATCGCGTGCAGCAGCTGAAGCGAATGTCCAGACTCCCTGCATGAGGTATCCGTTTGTGTCTGCGGCTGTGAGAACATCACCTGTGGCGAATGTCTTAAAGCCTAATGGTGCTCCCATTTGATCTCCTTAGTATGAAAGTGTGTTAGTGCCTAGTATCCCATAATTCGTCCCAATTATGAACGAATCCAGAATTGGCTCTAGCGTGGTTAGGGTGGTTTTCCAAGCACTCGGCCGAATGTCATGTGACACGCCGAATACTTGCAAAGTCTTGGTTAGGGTGGATGACCCCGGTTGAGTTGTGGTTACAGTAATTGGATCAAAGAAGTCAAGATCCAAAGCGGCAGTAATGCCAGCATCGTAATTGGCAGTGTATAGATCCAGAGTAACCGCATCGCAACGAATTGAAGTTTCTTGACGAGAGGCAACAAAGGCTTGTGCATTGTTTAAGGCTTCCGCATCTGTTTCCATGAGCAGGTTCTGCTCTTGATAAGAATGAAGGAAATACTTGTCAATCGAAGCTTGATTGCTGGCTACCTGTGCAGTACCACCAGTACGGGTAATGCTTGCCTTGTTAAACACTAAAGTGTCGTCCAGTTTCCAAACGGCATTGTTATACGAGATGCCAGTCCCATTGTCATTAAACTCAACTGGAGTGCCAGCAACGCTTGATGATGTAAGTTGGCGGTCTTGGAAAACGAGGTTGCCGAATCCGTCCATGTACAAAGAACCATATTCGGTACTTGTGACTATCTGCATCGCGCCAAGGGAAGTTCTTAAAGTTCCGGGGTCTGCTTGAACTGTCGTCTGACCAGCATCAATATCTCTCATGCCAACTGGCCAGCCAACTGCATCAAGTATCTTGCCAATACGAGTGCCAGTCGTTTGACCAGCTGTAGCAGAAGCGACAGAAGTGATCTGAGCATTTTGAAAAAGTCTAAATCCGTCAACGGCTTGAATAGTGGTGTACACGATTTCACCCACATCTTTAGGGGTAGTCGTATCGTATGAAGTTATGTAACCAGCAAAGATTGGGTGAGTAATTCCGTTATAACTAGCAGTAATGGTTACTTTACGCATCGGAGTTAAAAGACCCGCGTAAGGTGAGGCTGGGTTCATTGGGTTGAACGCACCTGTCTGGTCAATAATGCGAAGGCTCATTGTGCCAGTCTGGAATATATCTGAAAGAGCTGTACGACCGCGTGTGGTTTTGATTGAATCAACTAGGCTAGACACATCTACTGTAACCGCTGTGCTATCAGCTAAGGCATTAACTCCCAGAACGCCTGAATCAAGAATCATAGGCGAGGCAAAGCCAGCACCTGTTGAGAAGTTGATGATTGCGTTGATTACTGGAAGTGTCATTATTACTCGAAGACTGTTACTGCGCCTGGACGATAGGTATTGTTTCCGTTTGTATTAGCAATCACTAATGCATCAGCAACAACTTTGACCATACTATCTTGTGTTAGTAAAGATCCTTCAACATTGACATTAACTGTAACTGGTGATTGTGGAATTGTATTCTGTAAGTAAGTTGGAAGTGAGAATCCAAAGCCACCACCTGTTGAGCCACCTAGACCAGCAAAAGGATTTTGATTATTGGTTGGTGGTGGAGTTGGTGGTGGAGTTGGAGTTGAAACTACTTCAACTGGTACTGGATCTGGATTGTTTGTTTCTGGCTTCTTTGGATCAGCTGGAACTAAAATAACAACATCTGATGGCTCTTTAGGCACATTCTTTAAGCCGCCCAAGCTACTACCTAAAGACATTCCACCGATCTTTGTGAGAAGGCCAGCAATACCTTCAAGGCTAGATAGTGCTGCAGCGAATGGATCTACAGGTGGCTTGATCCCATTAATTGAACTTTGAAGCGCGGCAGTGGCTCGCTGTGATGCTTCTAACTTCTTTTGTAACTTATCGGCTAGATCAGCATCTTCATTAAGAATAGCGCGTTGCAGTTCTAGGCGTAATTTTTCTTCATCTGAGATTTTGCCTTTTAACGCAGCTTCAATCTGAATTTTATCAATGTCAAACATGGCATTAGCCTTAGACAATTTTGCAGCGTTGGCAGCGGCTAATTTATCTGCTTTAATCTTTGTAGCAGCAGCAGCCTTAGCTGCTGCTATCCGTCTAGCCTCTGCTTCTTTTTCAGCTTTAGTAATTGCCTTTTGTTGGTTTTTTAATTCGTCTAATGATCCTGGAAAAAATAGAGGTTCGGCATTTTTTTGCGCACCTAGTTTTCCAAAATAAGTTAAGAGATCAATAATTGGTTTTAATAAAGGATTTAGTAACTTAAAAATGTCTGCTAAATGACCAAAGAATAATTCAAGACCTTTTCCTGCTACAGGTATATCTTTCAATTTTTGAATAAACAACGCCATGCCTACTGTTATATCTGCAACATTTTGTGCAAGTTCAGCGAGTTTTTCGGTTACGTTTACCATGCCACCGCCTTCACCTGAAAGAATGTTAAAGGCATCTACAAGCCCTTTGCCTATCGTTTCCTGTGCTTCACCTGCCGCGGTTGTAAGTATTTTTAACTGACCAGAAAATGTTTCAGCATTAGTAGCTGCAGATCCTTTGAAAGTGCTTGCAAGTTTAGCGGTCAAACTTTCTAAACTCATTGTTTTTAATTCAGCTGCAGTTAAACCTAATGAATACTTTTTCAAGCCTTCAGTATTACCAGCCTGAGCAGCCGCTAAATCGGTTATAACTGTATCTAAACTTTGACCTGACCCAGCAGCTACATCCAACGCAAGGGTTAATAATTCTTGTGACTTAGAAACTGAGCCAGTTACCTGCAAAAGTTTCTGCATGGCTGGCCTTAAATTGTCATCCACCTCACCTGTAGCTGCAGATAGTTTTGCAATAAATGATTCGACTGCAGGATTTTGAAATTCTAATCCTAAATTTTTCATTGTGTTAGCTAAAATTGCAGCAGACTTCTCATCTTCTGCAAACGCTTTTACGGCGGCTTTGCCAAAATTTATAATTGCTGTAGCTGAAAACGCTACGGCTAGTTTCTTGCCTAGAGAACCAACAGCACTTTCTAAACCGCTGGTACTTTTGCCAGCTTTATCAAAGGCTTTCTTTCCTGTAAATTCGGAAGCAATGTCAATTACTATATTAGGCATCAGTTATGCACCGTGGCTCTCGCGTTAAGTAGTTGCTTGGCCTTTTCAATGGCTTTAAGAACTCCATCTTGAGCTTTGCCACTATCTTCATCAAAGGCACGATATAAAGCGCGGCCTTGCATTTTATCTTGGCCTTTCATAACAGATCCATATTTTGAGTTTAGATTCTGTACAAATTTAGAACTTGGAGTTTTACGGCCAGCAGTTTCATAAATTGCACCAGCAGCAGTTTTGTTTATTAAACGAGCTAAAGATCTAAAACCTTTGCGATTAGGTTTTGACGGTGTTGTTTTGAAACCAATACCAGCCTTGGCCATCTTTGCAGTGTAAACAGGAAAAGTGCCTTGACTATTTTCCCTTGGTCGCCAGTTGCTTAATACTTGACTATCAGAAGGCATATAGCCCCGAGCCGTCTTCACAACGGGCTTCAGGGCTATTGCCATGTCTTTAGGTAATTGCTTAGCTAAATCAGGTGTGAAATCTTTCAAGGCTTTACGAAGTGCGACTGCGCCCTTTACTGCGACTGGCATCTTTCATCTCCTTGTTTCGGTCTTTCATAGCCTGTAATAAAGCCTTGAACATTCTCGAATCAAGTTCGAGTAAGTCGTTAGGCGCGATCCGAGTTTCTAAACTCAATCTTGCGACCAAGTAAGTGAATGAATCCCGCCCTATAATTCCGGGTCATCATCTAGAACTTCCACTTTTGAAAGTGTGTCTAGAAAACCTGACCCGAAAGGCTTGACAGTTTCGCTAGTACCTTCACAGGCACGACGAAGACATTCCCAAGCCAGCCAATACACATCGCTCTGTTTTTCATCGTCACGAAAGGCTTTATGAAAACCTTTTTTGGCGTATGACTCGAATGCGAACTCGATCGATGGAGTTATCTGATGATCAGATACAGAGCCATCTGCCCTTGTGATCTTTAGCTTTGCCATTTTTTTAGCCCTTTTCTTTAGTAGTTAGATTATGACCAAGTACCAGTTGAAGCAGTTGCTGTCTTGCTATTAGCAGTGAAGGTAATGTCGATCATGCCTTCATCGCCAACTGCGCCGTTGATGTCTGTTAGGTTATCAACCAAGATTGTGCCTGAGTAAAGCAAGTTAGTTGCTGATACAGCAGCTGATGAATCTTGGATTGCTGCCCATGCAACAGTTGTGCCATAAGCAGCCTGAAGTGTTGCTAAAACATTTGCTGCTGCTGTGTCGTTCAAGAATGACACTGTAAGTGTGTCTGCTGAAAGTCCGGTAACGAACTTGTGAGCTGTGTCGCCCATAGCAGTAACTTCAATCTGATCTGACTGACGATTAAGTGTAAATGCAGTTACATGATCTGAAAGATTGATAGTGGCAATCTTTAGACCAACTTTGTTATTTAGAAAAATTGCCATGATTATTCTTCTTCCTTCTTAGTAGTTACTGGCTTTGGTGCTGTGGTGATCTGACCAATCTTCTTCAAGAAGGCTAGATCCTCTGGTGTTAGGTCTGACATATTAACTCCAACTTGTTAGGATTGATACGGACATCTCGCAGCTGAGCAGATCACCTGATGCAGCATTGAGAACGCTAGGGGCAGATATACTGCCTACATTATAGGCCAAAGAACTAGCAGCGAGTAAATTGAACACTCGAACCACATTAGTTTCAATGCCGTTTAGATTGCCTTCGTTATCGAATAAAGGCACAGTAATAATAATCTTAAAGTTAGCCAGTGCGCTTACTGTGTTGCGCGAGTTATTGCTTGGCGCGAGATAAGGATCGTCCGGGCTTACGATTACAGAATTTGCAAGAACTACACTTGGCGGAAACGCAAATGTGCTCCAAAGTGAATTATCAACTAGAGCAGTTGCAAGTGTAGTTCGAAGAGTAGTTACTGATGATGGCATTAGCCCACCATTGAGCGTAAGTCTAGCGCGTGCGCGATCAATCCTCTAACCTTAGCGAGCAGCTGTGCTGACATTCGATAAGGTGAGGGCTGGAAATCGACAGAATTAGAACCAGTTAAAGTGCTGGTTCTTGCTTGCCAGATCTCTACAGCTATCATGAGAGCCGCATTCTGGACTGCTTCATCAAGAGTCCAGTCTGTGTAAGTCTCGCCTGTTACTGTGCCAAAAGGTTCAATAGGATGCTTAGGCTGTTCGACTGTGTGAGTCGTAGTTACTGAAATTGAATAATTACCAACTGCTGTAATTGTTTTAGATCCATTGTATTTAGTACCTGAATTGGCAATAGTTACCGTTTGTCCTACATAAAAAATCTCTGTTACTGGAATGTCAAAGTATAAAGTTCCTTCGCCTACGATATTGCTATGCGCTACAGCGAACCACTTAGGAGCCCATAACATCGGAATAAGAACTGCATCTGAAGCATCTGCAACAGATTGCAAGGTGGCATCGCTATAAAGTGTGCCGACTCCTAGAGTTGATCTAAGTTCAGCTACTGTTGTGAGTGCCATTCCCATTCCTTTCTAAAGACCAAGAGGGGGCAAGGGCTATGCCCCCTCTTAGCGACTTAGGGTATTACTTACGCAGCGTTGTTAAACTTAAACGCTCCACCAGCTGATGCAACCTTAGTAGCGATTGCGCCGTATCCGTAGTATCCAACTTCAACTTGACCTGTACCAACCTTGTCAGCGCGAAGCTGTAGGCGTGGTGACTCGTACCATGTGAATGCTTCGCGGTTAACAACCACGATTGATCCGTCTGCTACACCTGTTAGTGAATAATCAACATACAGGTCTAAACCTAGCAATGATCCGCGAAGTGACTGTGAAACGTTACCTGCCGCGTTTTGTGGCTGTGCGGCGATGAATAGAGGTCTGTTTGAAGAATCCACCATTCCCATGATGTTTGACCATTGTGTTGGTGAAACAATTACGCCTGATGCAAAGCGAAGTGTTGCTGTGTAGATGCTGTCAGAAGCGCGAGCAATAAAGCCAGCCATTTCTGCGCCATCCCATGGAAGTGTGATTGCTGTTGCATCGGCTGTTGCACCTGTTTGAATTGCTGTGCGCACTGCAACGTTAGTTGCCTTAGCATACGCATCGGCCATCAATGATTGGAGCTCTGCGAAGAACGCAGGAGACGTGCGATCTAAAACCTCAACGTCAAATAGCTGCATGCCGGAATATTTGGAAACCGAAACATCCAGATATTCAATTTCAACCTGAGTATCTGAGAACGCACCCTTTTCTGCTGATGCTGCAACAGTTGGAACTGCCTTAACGCGAGGAATCTGGAACTTCATACCTGCATCTGGAAGTGTGCCTGTTGAGATCGCATCGATTGATGGACGACCTGCAGTTGACTTGTTGTTAATAATTTCTGTTAACTGACGTGTTGGTACAAGACCAGCAACTTCAGTTGTTGTTGTATCTGATGCAGCGCGTAGGTACTGACGAGCATTCTCGTCACCGAGTTGTGCGCGAACTGCGTTTTCTAGAAATACCTCGTTAGATAGATTGATACGAGGATTTGTGTAATGCATAGCAGTTACAGTCTTACGAGCAGCTTCAACTGCTGCTGGCTCTACTGGTGCTGCAACTGTCTCTGGAGTGTTCTCCACAGCTGTCTCGCTTTCTGTTGGTTGGGTTGTTTCATCAATAACATCTTTGACAATGTTAAGCAAAGTCTCAAGTGTTTTTGTTTCTTCAGGTGCTGTCGCTAATTGCTCGATAGCAATTTGGATTGTTTCTTTTGCTGCATCTGTTCCTTCTGATGCTGCAATCTCTAACACTTGAGCAGACTTAAATGCTGCTTCTGTTACTAGAGAAACTTCTTTTAATTTAGCTGCTGTTACTACTGTGTAACCATTGCGTGAAGGCTTTTGCTTAATGATTTCTGCTCCAATGCTCAATCCTGAAACCAATCCTTCGCTTGCCATAATCAAAGCATCTGTCCCGGACTGTGAACGGCTTAACTTAAAGGTGGCATAAATACCATCTTTTCTTTCTTCTGCTGAAACCATTACACCGACAGGCTTTTTCATGTCGTGCTGTGACAGAAGTTTAATCTTTGTCGGGTCTGCAATCTCGACAGATCCAGCTTCAAAAACATAAGCACCAAGATTGGTATTGCCAACCTCGCCTGTTCCCATTGGCACAATTTTGCCTGAGATTTCTCTGCGATCTTCACTGCACTGGATTGAAGATGCTTCAATGTATAAGGTTTCCATTATTTTTCCATTCCGTTTGGAGTCATATCTTCCATTTCCATAGCTTGCTCTGTAGTAATTAGACCAAGCGCCAGCATCTTTTCAAGTACCAACAAGCGATCCATTGGGTTACTGCGTAAGAATGTTTCATCGACAGAAAACTTCACATAATGACCAGCAGTTGAAATATCATCCATTGATAAACGATCTTCGATGGCACAAATATAAGGTTGAATCATCCAAATAAACTGTCTGCGTTCGTCTTGCACATTTGCATAAGTCATAGTTGAATTTTGATCAGCTGAAAGATAGTAAGGTGGAACTCCACACAGTCTTGCAATTTCAGTTGCACTATTTTGAATTGCTTCGTTATACATCATGTCTTTAGGTGAGAAAGATGTTGGATTATATTCAAGAGTGGATGTCAAGTAAGCAGTAGAACGATTAAGGCGTGCAGCCTTCCACGCAGCTAGTAATCCATTAACTTCTTTTGGATCTAGGTCGGCACCATTGTTCCGAATGTAGCCCGACGGCATTGGAGTTTGTGCAGCGATCGAAGCAGATCTGTGAATGTCAATAGCACTTTGGATAGAGCGAGCAGAAGTGTTTAGAATACCTTCATCTTTTTGAAAAGTGATAAGAGATCCGACACCGGACATTGGAACTGCAATTCCATCAATATAATATTGAGTAACGATAGTTGATGGAAAGTCTGTATCGAATGTAACGCGAGTGTTAGCAATCCACTCAGCGCGAGCCATTCTTCCGTCTTCAGAATACACTTCGCGAATGGCCCAGAAGGCCGTTCCATACATGAGCAATGAATCAATCGTCCAAAGAATCGTAACAAAACGAGATTGGTTTATGGATGGCTGTTCAACCCAACGAGGTGGGGAAATTTTTTCACCTGTGGACTTCTTGTAATACTCCAGGGGAATTGTGGCAATAGTTCCCGCTATAAGATCTCTGCACCTTTTAATTGCTGGCACACTCATAGCATCTTGACGAAGCATTGATGAAACAGTGTAATAGTTATTATAAGGAAGGAACTGATCGCCCAAAATTTGAGGGGCATATTGCGCTTCGACAGTCTGCTTAGTTGGCTTTGATTCTGCTCGCGAAAATATACCCATGGCCTAAATGATAGCACAACCTAGACAGATTGCTAGTAAATGTCAAGTTATAATTTGTGGCTTTGGTGTTGGCAACATTAACTTGCTTACGGCCATTGCGACTCCAATAATGGCTGAAATGTCACCAGCTGACTTTCGCTTGATGATTCTCCAAGCTGAGTCATTGACCTTAGCTGCACAGTTATTGAATTGCTGGATAAGTTCCGCTTGCCCATTATGAACTACCTTGTGAGTTACCAATCCAGTTAAGAGATCCCCACAGGCTTGATAGAACTGCTGGCCGCTTACATCTTCGGTCATTACTCCAGCTTGTTTCAATCGATCAGCAATCGATTGAGTAGCGTACTTGTCATAGCAGACTAATCGAGGGCGATAGATGTCAGACCAAGCCTTGATCGCCACAGCAATCTTCATATCATCGACTGCGACTTGAGAACTCCAAGTTTCCATAATTCCGATACCGATTCTGCCATCAGGCAGGATCTGGCCAGCAATCAATGAAGCATTGCGCCTAGACGGGCTAACATCAAAGGCAAAGACTGTGTATGCACCAACTGCGATCTCTAAGGTGTTATCGCTAGTTTCTTCCAAGACTCCATGAGGCCAAGGCGATTGAAGGCTATCGATCCACTGGCAAAGAGTTTCAGTTCGAGTAGTTTCAATAGGTGCGGTTGCAATAGCTTCTTCGATTGACTCTTTCGTTACTGTCCAACCAAGGGCAGGATTACTTGGCACTACCGCATCACGCCAAAAGGCATCAGATGATATGTCGATCTTGCAATACTGAGGCGCTGAGTATTCGTAGTAACCAAAGGTTTCAGGTGGGTAATCCTTAGCCCGTTCGACAAGGGAATTGAGCACTGTGCTAAAAGCATCGCCAGCATTACTGGTTAAAAAGGTTTGAGCATTAGCCCGGGCGCGAGTCACTGGGATTGCAGCCTTGTACCCATCTTCAGAGATCTCACGCACTTCATCGATCCATAAGAAGTCAGCTGTGCGACCACGCGCTGAATCTCGGGTATCTGATACCAGATCAAGGGTTGCGCCATTTAGCAATTCTATGCGCTCACCACCATTGGCATATCGAACAGCTTTAACCATAGCCTTTAACTCTGGAGTTGATTCGATGATCCAAGCAATCTCTCGAAAGGTCATCAAGGCCGTTGCTCGGTTTGAGGACATGATTATGTGCTTCTTCTCATCACCATAAAACATTCCCCAGATGACTCGGATTCTGCCAAGATGAGACTTACCATTCTGCCTGCTAATTAACAATAATGCAGTCTTAACCCGATACTGATTCTTCTTATCCACCATCATCATTTGTTTAAGGATGAACTCCTGATAAGGCATGAGCTTGTCCATGTTTAAACGTTCAATCATTTCTAGGACTTCAGCAGCTCTTGACTTGCCCTTTAGAAGTGGACTGTGAACCCTTGGCTCGGTTGCCCCTCGTAGCGCCAATTTAGCTTTGGGTTTATTCGTCATTGATTTGGATTGGGTTTGATCTTAAAAGGACTGTCTGGCATCGGCTCGGACTGCATCGGGTATATACAGGATGA